TATGAATTAGATATATAAAGGATTGACAAATGGATTTGATATTGATTGGAGTTAGTGCTGTTATGCTAGTTTCGTTTATTGTGTACTATGTAAGGACTGCATTTTCTGAGATAGAAAGATTAAATACAGAGAATGATTTAGAGGATATAGATTATGGCTGCTAGTGATTATAATAACTTCTTAGTAAGGCTGACACCTAAGAGCAGAGCATTGCTTGATATTGCCCACCAAGAATTAGAGATGCCAAGGGCGCACATCATTAATAACGCTCTAAAGGCTTATTTAAGCAAATACAATGATGGTAGTATCAATGACCGCATAAACAGGTTGGCTAAATGATATTAACCCTGCCGTATCCCCCATCGGTTAATACATACTGGAGAGCAAATGGCAAACGAAGATTTTTATCTAAAGCTGGCGTTCAATTTAAAGTTGATGTTTCGGAATATGTTATTAATAGCGCAATTCCTAAACTTGGCAGTGCTCGCCTTCGTATGGACATTGTTATTCGCCCTCGTAGTCGTCGCATATTCGATATTGACAATCTGCTCAAAGCTATCCTCGACTCGTTAATGGATGCTGGTGTATATGATGATGATAGTCAAGTGGATGATTTACGCATAACGCGTGGCGACCCATGTAAAGATGGAGCTTGTATTGTAGTGATAGAGGAAATAAATGGCTGAGACAGAAGATACGCGTAAGATTAAACGCATACCGTCATTAAAGAACTACGGTGGTGTGCGAACTATACAGAAGACATTGGAACGCTCTGCAACGCTAGAGGCTAATCGTGAGGCCGTCGCCTATGCACTGTTAACCATGGCTAACACAAACCTTACTGACATAATGAGTTGGGATGAAAATGGGAACATTAAAGTTAAGGCGTCGAAGGACATTCCGGAGCATGCGCTACAGGCGATTAAAAGTATTAAATCGAACACTCGATATGACAAGGACGGTAACGCTACGACGACATTGGATATTGAACTATTCGATAAAATCGGTGTACTCAGGTTATTGGCGAAAGCATCTGGGCTCCTTGACCAAACCCAAGAAAGTGATAAGCCTTCGGTCATTGGCGTAAACATTGTCGCTCCAGACCCTATAGACGCAGAGGTAGTAGATGGCGAAAGTTAAAGAACAAAGTGGTAAGCAGGTTTCCTTTGATGGCTTAAACCTAAACTTCAGTAAAAGCCCAGAGGTATACAGGTTTCTGCAAGACGATTCCTTTGTGCAAGGGCTAATGGGGCCTGTAGGTAGTGGCAAGTCCTACGCTTGCTGTGCAAAGATATTCATTAAAGCCCTACAACAGAAGCCGTCACCTGTGGATAACATTCGATACACGCGTTTTGCCGTAGTGCGTAACAGTTATCCTATGTTAAAGACCACAACTATCAAGACATGGCTAGACTTGTTCCCAGAATCTACGTTTGGCCCACTGCTTTGGACTCCGCCTATTACTCACCACATCCGTTTGCCTGCAAAAGGTGAGGCTGCTGGTGTAGATTGCGAAGTTATCTTCTTAGCACTAGACCAACCTAAAGATGTGCGTAAGTTGCTGTCGTTAGAGCTGACTGGTGCGTGGGTAAACGAGGCACGTGAGCTACCAAAGGCTGTAATTGATGGGCTTACACACAGGGTAGGCCGTTATCCTACTAAACGTGATGGTGGTGCTACATGGCATGGCGTATTCATGGACACCAACCCTATGGATGACGACCATTGGTGGCATAGGGTAGCTGAGAAAGAGAAAGTAACTGGCGCATACGCTTGGAAATTCTTTAATCAGCCCGGTGGCGTGATAGAAGTTGACCCATCTGACTTGCCTGACAATCCTGAAGCCAATGACCACATCTTTGCCTCTGGTCGCTGGTGGAAAATCAATCCTAAAGCAGAGAACTTAAACAATCTGCCTGCTGGTTACTACCCACAAATGCTTGGTGGTAAGAACTTAGACTGGATTCGTTGCTATGCCGAGGGTAAGTATACCTATGTGCAAGAAGGGCGCCCTGTATGGCCTGAATATAACGACCAAATGATGTCTGCTACCGTAGAATACGACGATTCACAGCCAATACAGATAGGTTTGGACTTTGGTTTGACGCCTGCAGCAGTAATTGGACAGCGTTTATCTAATGGTAGATGGGTTGTATTACATGAAATAGTCACAGAAGACATGGGGCTAGAGCGTTTTGGTCAGCAATTGCTTGCAGAATTGAACGCTAGATACCCAAAAGCACAAGTAATGATGTGGGGCGACCCTGCCGGTATGCAACGAGATGCCATTTATGAAGTTACAGCCTTTGATTATTTGCGTACACTAGGGCTAAGAGCGCAACCTACGCACTCAAATGACTTTAAAGTACGTCGTGAAGGCGCTGCTGCACCAATGCAACGACTAATTGATGGAAAACCGGGCTTGATTGTGGACACTTCATGCAAGATGTTGCGTAAATCACTAGCTGGTGGGTACCATTTCAAGCGTGTTTCTGTAGGCGCAGGGCAAGAACGGTTCCGTGATGCACCAAACAAGAACGAACACTCACACGTTGGCGACGCATTTGGCTATTTAATGCTAGGCGGTGGTGAGCATAAGCGTATGACCCGCAATCCACTAGCATCTAGTGGCCCTATATTTGCAAGAACAGTGATGAGTGACTTCGATGTATTTAAGTATTAAAGACCTAAACGATAATCTGCCAAAAGTCAAGGGAGTAATCTTCGTTCCGTTCTTAGTTGAGCATGCTATGGACATTTCTGAAGGAGAATTTGAAGGTTATTCTGCACAACGAATGGTTGGCGTCAGGCAATTGCTAGAACATCAAGCCCAATACGGCTTCGCCTTTACTTGTTTCTACTATGGTAAGCCAGTAGCATGCTTTGGTTGCGCTTTATTGTGGAAAGGCGTTGCTGAGATGTGGTCAGTCATTGGAGACGTAGCTCGAACTAGGCCAATAGCCATGACTAAGATAGGAATTGCAGTGGCAGATATGGCTGAGATATCTATGGGCTTGCATAGATTGCAAATAACTGTTAAAACGTCAGATGCTAGAGCTATTTCTTGGGGTAAAGCTATCGGGTTTATATCTGAAAGCACAATGAAGCAGTATAGCGAAGATAAATTAGACTATGACTTAATGGTTAGGAGATAAAAATGGGTGGAATTGTTGGTGGTGGTGGTGATGGTGGTGCAGGCGCAGCTTTAGCACAACAAAAAGCAGATACAGAGCGTTTGCGTAAAGAGGCTGAAGCTGAAAAGCGTGACCTAAATGAACAAATAGCATCTGGCCGTATGGCTCGTGCAAGAGGTGGTGCTCGTATGTTGTTGTCTGAAGAACGATTAAACCCTGAAGAAGGTTTAGGTTCATCAACTACATTAGGATAAGCCATGAAAGAGACCTCTAAGATGCAAAAGAAAGTGGCCAAAGTTATGCGCGAGTATAAGGCTGGCACACTTAAATCTAGTTCTGGCGACAAAGTAACTAGCCATGACCAAGCCGTAGCCATAGCAATGAGTGAAGCTGGAGTAAAACGCAAATGAACGTAGAGATAAGCATAGAGTTAGAAGCCGAAGACTTAAAGAAAGATAAACGTCTATCTAAGTATGTAATGCAGATGCTTGCAAAACAAAGCAAAGAGAAGAAGAAGTCTTTGATTGAGGATATGCCAGAAGACGAAGAAATGGATGACTAATGGCTATTCAAGTAGAACGTGAATCCATAACAACCAAGTCTAGGTTTGTATCGCCTACCTATACAGACAAGGATGGCCTACAGCAAACAGTTGGCTCTGATAGGTCATTGCCTGTAATTGATGTAAACCATCTTCGCTTACATGAAGCTAGGGCATATTACGTCTATAAGATGTACCCATACTCTGCTGGATTGGCGGCTGGCTCTAGTATAGACATTGCATTAGCATTTCCTGCTGGAACAACTCCACACCTTATCTTTCAATACGAAAGTGCTGGTGAATCTGAGTTCTATATGTACGAATCACCAACAACATCTGGTGGAACCGCATTAACTAAGCATCGTAGAAACAGGAATGTAGCTACAACCAGTGTGGCTGCGGCTGTTATTGCCCCAACTGTAACGTCAGTAGGCACAGAAATATACTCTGAGTTTATACCTACTAGTAACAAAGGTGGTGGTGGCGGTAGCTATAGCTTTGAGTTTGTATTGACGCCATTGACAACATACTTGTTTAGGCTAAGAAATGTAAATGCACAACCTCACCCTTGTAACTTGAGAATTGAGTGGTATGAATAATGAGAAAAGAGCATAAGAATCCAGCAGGTGGATTAACAGAAGCAGGGCGCAAATACTTTAAACGCACAGAAGGCGCTAATCTTAAGGCTCCTGTTAAGGAAAAAACAAACCCTAG